TCCGTTTCCTACATCGGTTATTTTAGTGGCAATTTCACCCGTTGAATTTATTTTTGTTCCGTTAATTAAATTCACATAGATATTGGCATCCGTTCCCATATTAATACGCAACCAAACGCCATCTGCACTTCCTTTCTTAAAATATGCGCTTGTTGTGTGCACACCAGTATCCGACCTTGTTAATTGAATCCTTCCACCCGCCACTGAAGAAGTCATCAACCAAGCATCGCTGCTTCCATCATAGCCACTTTGTCCGCTTGTAAAAGTTGTGCTTGAAGTTGGCCATCCTGTATCAAACTGATTAGAATAAAGAAATAAATTCTCTCTACCCTTCTCAATAAGACCATTAACATCTACCCTCGTAGCAGCAAGATTTGAACCCCTACTAAAGGTAAAGTCCCCACTACCATCAGTAGGTCTAATACTATACAACTTACCATCCTTGTAGGCACTTGGTATCATTACCAAACTTGCATCTTTATATAAACTCATTAGAATAAATCGTTTAGTTCGTTAATTGTACAGGTTCTTGCTTCAGTATCGCCTCCTGCTAATTCTACCCTCGCATCATACAAGTCAAACAATTGTCTGCCTCTATTCGCTTGTGGGTATTTGCGTATATCTTCAGCAGCACATCCAAAGCCCTCCATAATAGCACCATCAGCTAATGCTCGTGTCTTTAACTCATCTACTGCATAGATGTAGTAGCTGATCTCATTGAAGTTGATAGAGTTCTGTGAACCCCACCAAGTGCTTCCGTATATTGCTCCCCAACTCATTTCTTATTCTTTTTCATGAGATACTTCTTTAGCTTCTGGATGTTCTCCTGCTTAGGCTTGTAAGTATTCTTAATTATAAAACCCATCCATTGAAGTTCTGATTCTTACTAGGGTACATATCATCATTAGATGAAGTATTATACTCTGGATATTTTGAGTTGTAGAAAGCCATGTGATCTACAAATCTACGAGCATAATGCTCCGCAATATCTCTCTCCTTCTGAACTAAATAATCCAGATCTTCCTTAGTAACATTCGTTCCATTCTCAGATCCTTTAGTATAGATGCCCCCATTTGCTACTTTAAAGTGGATATAAGGCAATATCTCTATCGCTGAATAGTGGATTACCATATCCTGAATATAGTTCGTGAAAAGGCTTAAATAGTCTCCTGTTAAAGTATCGCCATTAATATCACTTGCTATCTTATTGAATAGCTTAGTTCCTAAAATAGTTTGAATATGGATATCCTGAGCGATCTTAATGAACTGAATCATCTGATCACGATCAACATTGCCGTTAATTCCTGTTCTTTTTATTACATCAGCAGGGCTGACAAATAGTACCTGTGCCATATTAGTTTAATTTTCCTCTGGTCGGTGTATCAATAGGGCGAGTATTTGCAATATCATAATCCTTAGGATTGATCTTACTCTGAGGAACACCTGCTGCCGATGCCTGTGAAGGTGCTACTCTCTTATCATTCTCTAAAGCCTCTGTCTCACTCTTAGGTAAGAATTTACCTCCTGATCTCTTTCTAGTGTAAATTAGTCGCTCCCATTTGTGATGACAATATGCTCCTCCCTTATACTTGAAGATAGAATATGTGCTTCTCCCCTTAGGCGAGAATTGACCATTAACTCCAGAGAAACTCATTTGATTGATATCCTCTTTTCTATAGACCTTACCTGAATCAGATAATCCAACCATCTCAACACAGAATGTTCTTGAGTTATCTTTTAAATTGCCTGAATATCTATAGCGAATCTTAAACATACCTGCATCTCCTGAAGATCTCTCCTCAGCATCACCATATGATGAAACTGCCGCCATGCTAACCGATGTGATCGCTTCTACGATCTGATCCTCATTATCTGGATCATCCACATCCTGCACCGCAGTTAATTCCCATTCCTCTTCATTAACATCCTCACCCTTATCAGCAAGGTATTCTAACCATTGAGCCTCATCCTCCTTAGTGAATTCAGCACTCATCTTGATTCCTGTTTCTTCCTCAATCACTTCCTGATCCGTTACATCCTCAACATCTGTAAACTCCAAAGGAGTAAGAGTCTTGAAGTATAGATTCAAAGCAACATTATTGAAGGCTAGGATCTGATCCAGAGCATTGATCACCTGATTCTGCTTAGGTCTGATCACACTATTGTCAAACAAAGTGAATGCCGTTTTAATCTCATCAGCATTATTTCCTAGACCTGTCTGATCCTTAACCCCGAATAACATAGGTGAAGTGATTCTATGACCTACTAGCACCTTCTGCTGAGACTCCTGAGATAGGAACTGATATTGATTATGAGCATCAGATAACTGAATCGCTTCAATAGAAGCAGCAGTATCCGCACTATCATTAAATGCTA